GCATGTAGGGAGACATGTACCCTTTAATAGAGTTAGGGTCTTGCGCCATTTGTTGGTATTGACCGCCAATACCCATAGCTTGATTTGCAGCGCCAAGAGAACCCAAGCCAGCCATACCAGCCAAACCAGAAGCCTGACCAATTTGACCTGGAGTCTGTAATTGTCCAGTAGCTTGCATTGCTTGTTGTTGTAATGGGCTAAACGGCGCTACATAATCCCCCATGTCTTTACTATATGGTTGATACGGTTTAAACCCTGTAATCTCATTGCCATCCATATTAAACAACTGCTTCTGGGTAGCCCCAAGCATGGTTTCAACGTAGGGACGAGCATATTCTGGAATATTAGTGTTATACGTTGTACCTGTACTTTGAGTAGGTCCACCACCTCCACCACCGCCAAAGAATGGAGTGCGTTTGCCCTCGTGAGTCCAGCCGCTGTGTTTAGATCTTAAAAAGCTCATAATTTGACTTCCACTAAAATGGCTTTTTCTTCAAAGCCAAAACGTTTCCACAATCTTGCCACTGCTTCTTTGGCAGCCCCTTGAATCTTAGTAGCCCCATTAGCTTTAAATACCTCAGACATCTGTGCAAAAGTCTCTGGGCTTGTTACTAATTTTCCACCTATTGAAGTAACAAACGCAACTCTATCGTTAGGATAGTTAATAAATGATACCGTAGCAGCACCATGTATTTCTGAGTTGTCATCTGTTGCCACCAATAACATCATCTGTCCTGTTACTAAATATACTTTTATTTGTTCGGTTGTGTACTCAGACCCACCAAACTTTTCTTCAGCACTTTTAATAAACGGCTCAACCTTAGACCAAAGTTGGTTAACTAACTGGACTGGTACGGGTTGAACTTTATATGTCATTTAGGTATGTACTTATTAGGTTTAACAGCAGGAGCTTGTTTCTTTTTGCCCGTTCTGTCCATTCTAACTTTATCCATCATCTGGTGTAGTTTTCTAGCGCCAGCGTCAGTAGAGCCATTACCTAAGTGAGATACCACGTCAGCTGGGACTACAAACTCACCGTCCGCAAGCCGTGCTGGTTGTTTACCACCAATAGTGGCTGGGATATTATCACTCATGCCATCACCAGGCCCACGCAATAAACGAGGATTACCACCTGCAGCATAGCTACCTAAGTTAGCTTGCATAATACCGCCGTTTGCAGCTAATACAGAGTCATAGTCTTGTTCTTTGTCGCCTTTAATACCAGGCGCTGCAAAGCTTAACTGTCCCATACCACGGCTAGCTGGTACATATTTAGCGCCAGTATTTACATTAGCACGTCCTCCTAAAGACTTTTGTCTAATTTGGGCAGCTTCTAAAGCATCTTTGTTTCTAGTGGACGGGTTTGTATCTTCAAAAATATGCGCATCTCTTACCCAACCAGGTTCAGCTGGTGGGGCGTATTTAGATTGTGGGTCATACATATCTAAAAAACGTTGTGTAGCCCCATAAACGTCACGTCCACTAGAACTATCACTAGTAGCAAGGCGACCACGGTAGTAACGCGCAATGCCACCTTGCGCCATAGTTACGCCTTTATATTCGTTCTCCATAGTTACTTCTGCGGACGCGGGCATCTGTGTTGGAGTAGCAAAATTGGTACGTTCTTGTTGGCTTTGCGGGAACATATTAGTATTTCCACCTAAAGCATTAGCGCTCATACGCTCTACAGGACCAGGCATGCCGCCTTGATTTAACTGCATAATACCGCCAGCTGCAGCGTAACGAGGTTTATAGACATTAGGTTCAGAATATGGACCGCCTTTAAAGTCAGCGGACAAACGAGGACCAGTATAGTTTTTTTCTGGCTGATTAAAGTTGTTTGGCTTTTGATTTAGCATTCCAGTAGTACTTGCTATTGTGTAAATACCAGCGCCCGTAAGGAATGGGTTGTCTTTAGCAAACTGACTAAAGCCCTGCATAAAGCTGTTTTCAACTGGGGGAGGGGTAGTTGTAAGCGGGCTAATAGGAGCTGTAACGCCAGGTTGTAGTTGACCCATCGTGCTTGGATAAGCTGGGTTGCCAGCATCAGCAAACTGGCCTGGAACGTAATTACTTGCTCGAACATCAGACATATTTCTAACATACTGACTTGAATCTGTAGGCTGTCCTTTGTAAGTTATTCCACGAGAATTATTAATTGGAGTTTCGGTAGTCGTAGGTGCGTTTTCAGCGCCTGGGGTAGGGGTAGGAGTAGGAGTAGTAGGTGTTACATTCATAGCGGGACCAGCTACCTGTGTACCTGTGCCTTGTGCAGCAAGAGCGTCGGCTTGACCTTGTTGAATAGCGTTTAGTTGTGCTTGGCTAAACTCTTGACCAGCAGGCGGTAAAGGTTGAGTAGGAGGAGGCGGAGTAGAGCCAGCAGGAGTAACTTGTTCAATACCAGCAGGGGGTAATGGTTCAGCAGGTGGAGGAGCTACGCCAGGAGCGGCTTCTAAAATACTACCAGGTGCAACAGCAGCGGTTTGTGGAGCAACAGTACCAGCAACCTCGGGTAAAGCGGTACTAGCAAGTTGAGTAACGGCGGGGGCAGCTTCAGCAACTAATGCGGTGCCAGCAGAACTAGCGGCGGCTTCGGCAGCGGCGGTGGCAGCGGCAGCGGCAGCGGCTTCGGCAGCGGCAATCTCAGCGGCGGTTAATGCGGCGGTTCCAGTAGCTACCCAAGTCATAGTTTTTCTCCCTCAATCTTAACCAAGTCATTGACAGATGCTATCAAGCCTAAATCCCCATAATGCGGAGCTATAACTTCATCTTCAATTTTGTCTAAATTCTCTTCACCCACATGGGCAGTTAAATGTATAGTTGTCCAGATAGTGTCCTCATGGGCATAAACAGCCCTTTTAAGTCCTATTTCTGATACAAACGTACAAGGTCCTTCTAATTCTTTCCTGCCAAACTCGGTAAACACCGTAACCTTACCCTTAGAGATAATATTAAGATGTTGATGCTTATGTATTTTACCTATAACCAAAGAGCCTTTGCGTAAAAGAATTTCTCTAGCATAAGCACAACAACCGTATTTCTCGTCTACTGGTGAAAAGTAATGCTTTAAAGGACTATCATCTGGAACTATTTCTCCCGACGCAACCTTGTCTTTAAGACCTTGTTCAACAGCTAAAACGTCATGTCTGAACTTTACCTTGTCTGGGGTGTTTTGTATAGCGGTTGTCATTAAACTATTGTCCCATCAGCTTTTATCCAGTTAGTTCCGTTCCACCAAATGGGTCTATTAATTGTAGTATCAAAAAACATTTGTCCAATATAAAGTTGAACTGCAGGGCGCTCCGCACCTGTACCTGATATTGGCTGGGCTACAAACCCAGTAAAGTTATCAATCTGAGTAAAGTAAAGACGTAGGGCATTAGTAAGTTGGTCAATATAACGCTGGTCATATGCAACTGGGGCAATCGGAATATTAGGTGCTTTAGAAGGGCGTAAATTAACAGCCATTATCTTCTTCCGTCGTTTCTAATATCAATACGAGGGCTACCAAGCTGCCAAGCTACGCCTAAAGTAGTCGACTCAATACGGAAAGCAAGCTGGCGACCACGCAGACGGGTATATACCTGACCAGTAAACTCTTGAACGTTATAAACCCCAACAGTTCCGTAGTTATCAGCACTAACTACAGTAGGGTTGTCTGCAGTGCCATAAGGCGTACCTGAGTTCCTACGGGGTTTAACCGTCATAGTAACTTGAGGATTATCTATGTTAGACCCGTTAAAGTTAACGTCAGGCAAAATACGCCAGACAAACCCAAAGTTATGCCCGTCACCAATGTCAAAATCAGACGATTGAACGTAAGCAGTAAATGGTACTGGGGTTATGCCAGACACATCATCAACTGCTGATTCCTGGTACAAAATGCGAGAATTGTAATCTGCTGCCATAGGGTATGGGCGGATGCCAGAATCCAGCCAAGCAGTTCTTGCCATAGTTCCGTAGTACCAGACTCGATCAAGATAGTTATAAATGACATATTTGTCTACCGTATTAGAGTTTGTTGAACAATAGAACCACCAAACTTCGCTGTAACCTTCATTGCCACCACAGAATATTTGAAATGATTGATCTTTATTAATATCGTTAAAAATATACTGCCACAAGCTACAAGGTAATGTTTCTACCCGTCCAGAGTACGTATAGAACTTATCTACACCCATCCAATACGTTACGTTGTTAATCGTAATCATAGAGTTAGGAGACATAACAGATATGTTATCCATTAAGATTTGGAAACCCCAAATATAAGGAGGTCCTAGATATTGCATGGAATACAGTGCAGAATCAGTCCAAACCAAGATTTCTTGGCGAGTTGCCCTAGCTTGCATAATGAAAGAGCCGTTAGATAAACGGAACTCACCAGCTTGATTAGTTACATCTGGTACCCATTCGTATGGATTTTCTTGGTCTGACCAGCGTACAAGCATAGGGTCAAACGTAGTAGCAGTTGTGTTTGGGTCATACGAATTAGCTCCCATACAGATAACAAAACGCTGAATAGCAGATGCAACTACTTGATAAGTAGAAGTAGGGACGTAGGCTCCGTTAAACCCAGCTGCGGTAGATAAAGTGCTTAAATATTGAGCGCGAGTAGCTAGACCAGTAGCTGCAACCCAGTAAAAAACACTACCGCCACGAGGAGCAATAACAAGGTCTTGTCCATAGTTATCGTTAGACCAAAGACGTAGTTGCTGACCAACACCAGAACTAAACCCAGTACCCCAACCACGGGTACCAGTCTGGGCATATGCAGTTACGGTTCCACCACCTGTAACAGAAGCATTAGCACTAACTTGCGTTGTAATAGTGTAAGCGGCGGCGTTAACAACAGTAGGGTAAAACAAGGTATTTAGTAAGTCAGCTGGGATTCCCCCCGTTGCTGACGCGCCAGAAAATATAACAGCTGCACCGTTGGATAAGCCATGGGCAGCGTGGGCTACGGTAACTGTAGTAGTACCGTTCGTAGTAAACGGATTAGTTAAAACAGTAGTTGCACCGTAGTCAGGCCAAGGACCAGCGCCCCAGCCAGTGCCAAGAGTGTAGGTATTTAAGCCAACAGGTTGTTGATAGGCAATAGCAACTGTGCCGCCACCTGTACCCGAAGCGTTAGCCGTAACGGAGATAGTCACTTTATAAGCCGTAGCATTAACTAAAGAAGTAACAGAAAACTCAGTATTAATAACGTTAGCTGTTACGTTACTAGACCCAATAGTAGAGGCACCAGAAATAGTAAGGTAGTCCCCTACGTTTGGGTGATATCCAGCGTCAACTATGGTCATTTGGTTTGAGCCACTAACAATAGTAAGAGGATTACTTAGCCCTGTTGAATTGCGTGTAATTGGAGTAATGTCGTTATATGTACCGCCGTACTCAATGTAGTATTTAACTTCTGTGCCAACACCTAGATAGTTTGAACCGTTAAGGGCAATCCAATTCCACAGTGAGCGAGCATAGCCTAAAAACTGAGCCGTAGCCATGCGTGTCCAGCCACCAATCTTCTCAGGAAAGCCAGAACGAAAACGTACCTTGTCCGCATCGTACCAACCACCTTCGTTGGCATAGTCAGTACCTTCTCGGTTAAGACCAGGTCTAAATTGTAGTTTCTGTAATGGCATGCGGGTTTACCCTAGGCGTAAGCTCTTGTTCCTGATTTATCAATGATAAGCGCTTGCCGTCTTGGTGTCATGTCTTTTGTGTTAGGAACTGAGATATGGGTCCAGCGATCAAACTCACGAATCACTTGGTCATACCCAATACCAGAAGCAATTACTGCTTTAACAACTTCATCTGGTGTCATGCCTGGCACTCTAATATCAGCAGCGCAACCAATACGGTGTTGACTTGTATCTTTAGACCCGACTGCATCATTCACTTGTTTGCAGCGGAAAGCCGAGTTAACCATAATTGGTTTGCCACCTAGCACGGTTTTAACTTCTTCTAAGAAAGTTGCCAAACGTACAAGGTTGGCAGTTTCGGCTTCGTTAGGGGTATTGTCAAACTCACGATGGTCCGTGTGGGTTAGTTCCTCAAGGGTAAAGTGTTCAGTTAGATTCATTTTTTCATCAACCCTTCAAGTTCTTTAGTCTTGTCTTTACTGCCTTGGCTTGAACCAAAATAAAACGAAAGTACCTGCCCTGCCGAGCTTGTAATAAATCCTAGGGCAAAGATAATCATCTGTTGCTGGTCAGGTGCTACATCAATAAATATTAAAAATCCGATAAATAAGAATGCCAAAGCTACTGTGCCAAGGGCTAAAACAGGCACAACCGCTTTATCTAACTTGGTAGCATACTGAGACGTAGCTACTTCTGAATACGCTTTTCGAGCAGAGTCACGGTCTTGTTGTTCTAGTTTGGCATATTCAAGGTCAAGCTCTTTGAGCTTCATAGTCATCTCAGGATTACCAGTTAAAGCCGCTGTAACACCTTCTATGGTGTTATCTGGAATACCTAGTTTGTCAGCAATCCAGCCTACAGCAGCTCCACCAGCAGGACCAGCAACCGCAGTAGCTAAAACAGGAGCAACCCCTTTAAGTAGTGAAAGCAACATATCCATTATTTTTTCCCGTATTTTTCTCGTTCTTCAAGTAATTGAACTTTTACCTGAAGTTGGTGGATGTCTGTATAAATTTCATTTCTAAGTCTATGCCTTGCTTCAGCAGAAAGCGGTGA